GATAGACGTAGACGTTGATGGTATGTTGGAGAGGAAGTATACGTTTGACACCGATGACGCTATAGCTGCTAATGGTCAGACGTTTACACGTAGTAGGCAAGGTCACTTCCCTAACATTGTACAAAAGTTTTTTGATGACCGACAGCGATACAAGAAACTGATGATTGAGGCTAAGCAGGACTATGAGAAGACAAAGGATCCTAACACAAAGAAACTCATAGCAAAGTACAATAACTTTCAGATGGCACGTAAGATTCAACTTAACTCACTTTACGGTGCGATGGCTAATGAATACTTCAGATACTATGATGACCGTATAGCAGAAGGAATCACACTAACGGGGCAATTTATCATCCGGGAGACGGCTTCGGCACTTAACGAGTTTTTGAACGAGACTTTGAAAACAACTGATGTGGTGTACAGTTTCTATACTGATACTGACTCTTGCTATATTACTCTAAAGGCACTGGTTGACAAGTTTTTCGCAGACAAGCCTAAGGACAAACTTATAGACATTTTGGACAAGATAGGTAATGAACAGATTGAACCTTGTATTGATAAGGCAATGGCCGAACTCGCTGATTATACAAATGCCTTCGAGCAAAAACTTGTATTCAAACGTGAGGCAATTGCCGATAACTGTTTGTGGGTAGCAAAGAAACGCTATGCTATGAATGTGCTAGATAATGAGGGTGTGCGTTATGAGACACCTGACTTGAAGGTAATGGGACTTGAAATTGTTAGATCCTCAACTCCTGCACCTGTACGTGACAGTCTACGTGAGGCTGTCCGTATTTGTCTGACACAGGATGAAAAGGCATTGCACGATTATGTGGAAAAAACTAAAAAGGACTTTTTAGCAATGACTCCTGAGGAAATAGCATTTCCACGTGGGTGTAACAATATGTCAAAATATAGAGATGTTGGTAATATCTACTCAAAAGGATGTCCTATTCATGTTCGAGGTGGTTTGTTGTATAACCACTATCTGAAAGAATTTAATATAAGTGAGAAATACGAGAAGATACAAGAGGGTGATAAAATTAAGTTTATCTTCTTAAAAGAACCCAATACTATACGGGAAAATATATTAGGTTTCAATTCAAAAATTCCTAAAGAGTTTGGTATACATAGTTACATAGATTATGAGATGATGTTTCAAAAGGCTTTTTTGGAACCATTGGATACAATTGTAAAAACTCTCGGTTGGCACACTGAGAAACAGTCTACACTTGAGGATTTATTTGTATGAAGATGTTAATTGTGGGATATGGTTTTGTAGGAACAGCCACAGAGTATTTGTTTAAAAAAACAAAAGCTGAAATACATATCCATGACACTGTGAAAGGTGGCACAGAATTCTGTGACGAGGATATGTTTGATTATATTTTCTTATGTGTTCCTACACCTACAGGAGAAGATGGTAAACTTGATATTTCCATTTTAACAGATGCCTATGAGCAATGGAAATGGCGAGGACAAATTGTTATTCGTAGCACTATTGGTCCCGATCAAGTAGATTCATTTCCTAATGCTATTATGATGCCTGAGTTCCTAAGAGAGAAACATTGGAAAGAAGATGTAGACGATCCTTTGTTGCCTATAATTGTCAGTGATTATGAGACAGTAAAGTCGTTTGAAGATTTGTTTCCTAGAAAGAGAGTATGTTATTTGAGACCAAAAGAATCAATGATGTATAAGTTAGCTAGGAACAGTGTCCTTGCCATGAGGGTTTCAATGTCTAATCATTTGAAAGATATTTGTTTGGAACATGGCGTGGATTGGAATAGTATTGCTTATATGTTTGAGAGTGAAGGTGCTATAGGATACAGTCATTGGAAAGTCCCAGGCCCTGATGGCGCTCCTGGATTTGGGGGTAAATGTTTGCCTAAGGACTTGACACACATGGCATCGTTGTGTTATACTAAAGATAATATTATGACAACAGCTTTATTAGATAATTTGGTGCGGAGGGTAAAATGGGGTATAGACGAGCAATCGTACTAGGCAACGGTGAAAGTCGCCACGGCATAGATATTCCAGATGATTGTGATGTTTGGGGTTGTAATTATGTCTATAAAGAAAAGATAAATTTAGACTTTTTAGTAGCAACAGATGTTCACACTCAACATAATATATACTGTAGCAAGCATCCCGTAGAAAACACTTGTTACTTTCTTGGATGGGATGTATTAGGTTCTGATGATATTACACCCGGTATAGTCGCTTCTACGGGTGCAATCTCACATGAGAATGAATATACTGATTATGGTGTAGTCGTTGGTGGAGACAGCATCAATCTGTATTTCACATATCTACAAAAAGATGATAAGGTTGTTCCCGTAAAAGAATCCGAACTACCAATGGAGTTTTCGTCAGGAAGTTTGGCTATGTATTTAGCAGGCAAGTCAGGTGAATATAATGAAATAATTTTAGCTGGTTTTGGTGATGGTAAACACATTTATGAAGAAAATAATGTGCCTAATAAAGAAGTGTGGAAAAAAGAAAGAGAATATATTATTCGCTATTTTAGCGATATAAAGTGGAGATTTATATGAGTTTAATTGATAAACTAAAAAAGAACAGCACTATCAAAGATACATCTGTTCTAACCAATTCAAAGTTTTTCGGAATGAAAGACTTGATTCAAACCTCAGTACCTGCATTGAACGTAGCACTGAGTGGCCGCCTTGACGGTGGACTAACACCCGGACTAACAGTATTCGCCGGCCCGTCAAAGCATTTCAAAACAGCATTTTCATTGTTGTTAGCAAAAGCCTATTTGGACAAGTATGATGATGCTGTCATCCTGTTCTATGATTCAGAGTTTGGTACTCCTCAATCTTACTTTGACACTTTTGACATTGACAAAGACAGAGTTGTTCATACTCCTATCACAGACGTAGAACAGTTGAAGCATGATTCAATGTCACAGCTAAACAGCATTGAACGTGGTGACCATATTATGATTATCATTGATTCAGTTGGTAACTTGGCGTCTAAGAAAGAGGTTGATGATGCACTTGATGGTAAGTCAGTTGCAGATATGTCTCGAGCAAAACAGTTGAAGTCATTGTTCCGTATGGTTACTCCTCACTTGACACTGAAAGACATTCCAATGGTTGCGGTGAATCACACATACAAAGAGATTGGTTTGTTCCCTAAAGACATTCTTTCAGGCGGTACAGGTATTTACTACTCAGCAGACAACATCTACATCATTGGTCGTCAGCAGGACAAACAAGGCACTGAACTCATGGGTTATAACTTTATTATCAATGTTGAGAAGTCTCGCTTTGTACGTGAGAAGTCTAAGATTCCTGTTGAGGTTTCGTTTGAAGGCGGTATCAGCAAATGGTCAGGTCTCCTTGACATGGCACAAGCATCAGGTCATGTAGTCAAACCTAGCAATGGTTGGTATTCAAAGGTTGATGTAGCAACAGGCGAAGTAGAAGATAAGAAGTATCGTATTAAGGATACTTATACTAAAGAGTTTTGGTTGCCTGTACTACAAGACGAAACCTTTTTGGCATGGATTAACAAAAGATACGCCATTTCAAGCGTTGACGGGATAATGCGTGATGAAGTTACTGAAGAAGATATTGAAGCAGCCTACGGGCAAGTCGAAGAAGCCTGAAGGAGTATGTGATCGCTGTCAAATAACTATTTGGCAAGGTGACCAGGCATTGTGTTTTCATACAGATTCAGAAGAACTGTTTCTGTGCGAAGCCTGTATTGAAAAAGTATATGGCGAACACGCCAAGGAGTGGGTATAATGTTTGACCCAAAAAAACCAACAGTACAGCTACTAGGTAGGTGGCAACCGTGGCATGACGGACACACTGAACTATTTAAGCGAGCCCACGCTAAGACAGGTCAGGTGTGTATTATGATACGGGATATGCCTACCGATAAAGATAATCCTTATGCGATGGGAATGAGAAGAAATACTATCATTGAGGCGTTGAGTGAGGCTGGTTTCAAAGAAAGTGTAGATTATATCATTACAGTTGTTCCTAACATTGTAGACATTACCTATGGTCGTAACGTAGGTTACAGTATCACACAGGAACATCTGGGTGAGGAGATAGAAAAAATTAGTGCAACAGAAATTAGGAATCGAAAATGATAGTTCTAGTGTGTGGATTACCTGGATCGGGTAAGACTTGGCTAGCAGAAAGACTATGCCACGAACAACCTGACTTTGTGCATCTCAATGCAGACTTTATACGTGAAGCAGTAGATGATTGGGAATTTGACATGGATGCAAGGTTCCGTCAAGCAATGCGTATGCGGGGACTTGCTTATTGTGAAGCGGTGTTTGGACGTATTGCAATAGCAGACTTTGTTTGTCCTCTACCTGAGACCCGAAAAGTATTTGACCCTGATTATACAATATTCCTTGACACTTTGGACATAAGTCGTTATAATGATACTAATAGAATGTTTGTAAAACCTGACAATGCAGACTATACTATTAAAGAGCAGTTACGTGAAGAATCGGTTGAATTGATTCGTAAAAGGATTCTAAATGCAAGAAAGATTGGAACACATAATTATAGGAAACCTACTTTCTGATGATGATTATTTCAGAAAGGTAATTCCTTTTCTAAAGACTGAATACTTTACAGGAGAAAGTAAAACTCTCCTTCGTAAAATTCAAGACTATGCTGACAAATACAACAAAGCTCCTACAAGGCAAGCACTTGCTATTGCTATTGAAGAAGATAGAACCATCACTGAAGGCGAACTACCTATTCTAAGTGAGTGGTTACAGAGTGCTGAAGTAGAGTCAGTTGACAAGGAATGGATAATAGATCAGACTGAAAAGTATTGTAAGGACAAGGCAGTTTACAATGCTATCATGGACAGTATTCAGATTATTGATGGAAGAGACAAAGACAGAGGTCCTGATTCTTTACCTGACCTATTATCTAAAGCATTACAAGTAGGATTTGATAATAACGTAGGACATGACTATATTGAAAACGCAGATCAGCGATATGAGTTTTATCATAGGCTGGAAGAGAAAATGCCTTTTGACTTGGCAATGTTCAATGAGATTACAGAAGGCGGACTTGCTAACAAAACATTGAATGTAGCACTTGCAGGCACAGGTGTAGGTAAGTCACTGTTCATGTGTCACATGGCAGCAAACTGTATTTCACAAGGTAAAAGTGTGTTATACATAACATTAGAAATGTCAGAAGAACGTATAGCAGAACGTATTGACGCAAATCTTATGAACTTACCTATTGGACAGTTGAAAGATTTGTCAAAACAAATGTTTGAAGATAGGATACAAAAGATAAATGAAAAAATTCAAGGTAGGCTCATTGTTAAAGAGTATCCGACAGCATCGGCTCACGCAGGCCATTTCAAAGCACTTCTCAATGAGCTTAAGCTTAAGAGAAATTTTCGGCCTGACATTATATTCATTGATTATCTTAATATTTGTAGTAGCAGTCGCTTTCGTGCTGGCTCCAGCGCAAATTCTTACACAATTATTAAATCCATTGCAGAGGAACTTCGC